ACGGCTTGATTGGTCACATTTCCGGTCGCGGCTGCCACAGGGTTACTATTATTATTGGTGTCTCCTTCAGCCAGTACTGGACTTATTGAGAGAAGACTGAGAGTGAGGTAGTAGTAGAGTTTATTGTGTAATTGCGCGTATAATCTCGCTGCTCTATTAAACCTGCCGGTCTTGCTGTAACTTCTAATGTCCACGGTAAAGTGTTATCTGTAACTGTGAATACTGCATCACCACCAGCTATACCAGCACTTGCTGATGATGTGATATTTGATCCAGACCAAGTGTTTACGGATGCACCATAAACTTGGACCTGTTCTGTCTCCACAATAGTTTGAGTGGTAGTGGTCGTAGAATTCATGGACCCAGTGGTAAAGGCTGGAGTCACTACGTTTGCTCTAGCTATGCTGGGTGATAACAGAGCTAAAAGCAGAATTAATTTTTTCATGCTTTTGGTTTGTCTTTATGTGCCATAGGGCAAGTTGGTGGCTTGCTACCGTTTTTACCAGTAGTCAAACCGAATGTGGCTAGTGCGCCCGTAAATACGCTGGCGACAAAAGTGATATCTGAGTTACCTGCTTTCTTAATTACAGGTATATCTACGTAGTTCATTGTGATTATGAATCCAGACCAGACAACGACGCCTAGTCTTACCACTGTGCCAACAAATTCAACTTGATATTCTTTTTCAGAAGCAATATCTTTTACTCTTCCAAAGAAACCTTTTTCTTTTGGCTTAGTTTCTTCCATGCTGTTTTTAGTATTGGTTTCATAGCTGTTACAACCCATTTAAAGGCTGCTGTTGCAGTCAAGGTTGCAGCTACAGAAACGACTGCTGTAGTAGAAGCCGTTATAAGTATTTCGTTTTCTGGTAAAGGCACATCAAAATTTACTATTGGAATATTGACGTTTCTTATACCTGTATCTGTTTCCTCTGTAGCTTCAGCTTGTACCCCTTCAGGTGTTCTAAGGTCACTAGGTGGTATGACCATAGGCTGATAAAAAGGTACTTTTCCTGTTGGTAAAGGTATAGATATTGTTTCTATATTATTTACGGGTGGTATTTGTATAGTTGGTATTTCTACCATTTCCGTATAGGACAACTCATCATTGGAAGCCTGACTTTAATAGGCATAAAACATCCACATTCTGTACAAGTTTTTATTCTCGTAAAATTTGGACATTCTTCACATATAGCCATTCTTTCTTTTCTATTTAAAGGCATTGATGTAATTTCTTGAATCTTCCTCTACTTTCTTTTCTATGACTTCATAATCTTCCATAGAATACTTTTGGTCATAGTTACTTTCTTTAGGAATAAATTCTTTAACCATTGCAATGTGAGATTTTATAGCTTCTAACTTAGTTGTAACTCCAACTTCATTATCCCAAAGAGCTTCTAGTTGTGCTTCTGCAATGGGGTATAGCATTTTTCTCATCATATCCCAACTTAACGTAACAGGTTTTGGTTTTTCTGGTTCTGGTATTCCTTCTCCTACTACACCTTCATCTCCTATTTTAAGTAGTTGATCTTTTATAGGAACTTCCTTTTTACCAACACTTGACCATTGTTTTATAGCTTCTAAGTACTCTTCTTTCTTTGTCCAAGAACTGTCTATTGGAATATTAGCCCAACTTCCATCACTATATTCTACTGTCATTTGAGTCGTAGACACTCCTGTAATTTTGTAATCCATAATTAACTTCCGGCTACTGAGCCTGAATTGTGAAATGTCATGTAATTTCTGTTTTCTATGTAATAAGAAGTAGCTCCTCCATTAGAACCTGATGCTCCACTAGAACCTGATGCTCCACCAGAACCGCCAGATCCATTACTAGAGTTTCCGTTAGAACCTGATCCTCCTGTTGCACCTCCATTTCCAGTAGATCCAGAAGCACCATTGCCTCCAGCTGTACCCCAGTCGCCACCGTTTCCTCCGGCTCCTCCGGCTCCACCTGAACCGCCAGTTCCACCTGAACCACCTTGTCCAGCATTATTACCGGGATTTGCTCCGCCAGAACCGCCAGAACCGCTTGTTCCGCCTGCGCCTCCAGATCCATCTGTTCTTGTTTGGTTATAACCTCTACCTGCACCTCCAGCTCCACCAGAGCCACCGCTTCCGCCAGAACCGCCGCTTCCACCAGAACCTCCAGTTTGAGTTAAGTGTGGGTATGCACCAGTATTTAAACCATAGTTATACGCAACGGTATGAATATTACAGTAAGATCTGTGCCAACTTCCACCAAGATGATAATTTATTTGGTGGTTGCATTTATAGTGATTCCAATATGTTTGTGTTAAGTTACCTGAACCACATCTCTCGCCCATACCGTTACAGTTACCTGTGTAGTAAATACAGCAGTTCCAGTCATTAGCCCAGAATTGAACAAATCCAGAGTGCCATTCAGGACCATTGTAAGTACCGTTACCACCAGCTCCGCCAGTTCCTCCTGAACCGCCAGCTCCGCCAGTACCGCCTTTACCACCTCCGCCGCCACCAGCGTAGATTTCTGCTCCAGTGTTGTTGTAGAAAGTGATATTACCGTTTTGATCTGATCTTACTGCTGGTCCTCCAGCTCCTCCAGCTCCTCCAGTACCGGCTGATCCACCAGTACCTTGTATGCTTCCACTGTTATGAACAGTAAGAGTACCACCCATACTGCCTTCAATAACCATGGCTGGGTTTCCGTTTGAACTGCCAAGAGTTACACCACTGTTGATTGTTAAACGTTTTGGTACAGCAGTAGTCCAGTTGGAACCAAAAGCTGCTGAAGTTTGATAATTAGTTGAACTACTATTAACTACTATTTGTATTTCATTAACAGCATCATAAAAATTTTGGAAAGATATAGTCCCGGAAGTTGGAACGTTAGTATTGTTTCCGGGAACTGCTCCACCGTCTCTGTAGTATTCCGATAAAGAGTGCGGAACTGACCCACCAAATTCATCAACAATCTCAGTCATGCTGAGACTGCCTGAACTTTTGATAGCCATTATTTACCTCCTTTTAGCTCTTCTACTTCTGCCTTTAATTCGTTTACTGCGTTTATAAGTACGCTAACTATTCTTGAGTAATCAACTGTTTTTGTACCGTCTTCAGTTTCTTTAACTACTTCTGGTATTACTTCTTCTACTTCTTGTGCAATTACACCAATATCTGATTGTCCATTACTTAGCCACTTGTAGTTAACACCACGTAGTTTTCCTACGATTCCAAGAGCATCATTAATTGTATGAATTTCAGTTTTTAATTTTGCATCAGAATAAGCAGTTACGTTACCACTAGCAGTCATATCGCCAGTTACGCTTACGCCACCAGTTACTGTCTCTAGTTTTTTACTGTTGTCGTAATATAGCTCTACAGCACCATCCTCAACTGCCTTTATCATATTTTCACTATCGGCAGCATTATTTATTTCAACTGTACTACCACTAAGAATTAAACTTCCTGTACCAGTATCAGCAATTTTAGAATGACTACCACTGTGATAAATCTCTAAATCATCACCAGTTCCTAGCTTGATTTTTTCATTATCCTCCATATCTATTTCAGATGGAGCGATAGTTTGGTCAGCTACTAAAGCTACGATTTCACTAGCTGTTTGGTCAGCAGTAGCAGCAGTTTCAATACCATCTAATTTTGTACCGTCAGCAGCTACATCTCTACCATCAACTGTTCCTGTAACTGTGATATTACCAGTTGTAGATATATTTCCTGTAAAAGCTGCGCCTGAAATGTTAGCCAACTTATGCCAACTACCACCGTGAGCAAAATAAGCATGCCCTGTACTATGTACGTGAGCAAACATTCCATGATAAGTACTTGCACTAGGCAAGTCAGATTCATTGGTATATACGTTTGCAAACTTAATTTTTCCTGTAGTAGTTATATCCTGAGAACCAAAGTCAGGAGATATCTTGGTTCCTGCTATTGCAGCTGAAGCGTTAACATCAGCGTTATCTATTGTTCCTGCTGGAAGGTTAGATAAGTCTTCTCTAAGAAGAGGTCTTCCACCAGCTTGTGAGCCATCATGTACGACAGCTGTATCTTTTGTGGTATCAATTGTTAACTCACCTTCGGCACCAGTAAATGACCCGTGCTGAGTTGTAGTACCACGTCTTAATTTTAATAATTTTGCCATTTAAAGAGTACCGAAATCTATTTGTAAATTGTTTCCA